TCACTCTATTATATGGGATGGTGCTACAGATAATTCTAACACTACATCTTTAGTTGTAACAGACCCAACAGCAGTAAACACAATCACATTACCAGACGCAACTGGAACAGTATTAACAACAGGTAACTCAGACACACCAACAACCACAACATCAAGTAGTGATGCAGACTTTGTTTTAGTAGATGATGGTGGTACAATGAAAAAGATTACACCATCTAATTTAGGAATAACCTCTGGTGGTGCATCAAAAGGTTTTGCCGTAGCAATGGCTATAGCGTTATAGGAGTAAAGAATGGCACAAGACTTTGAACGAAATACCTCAAATGCAGTTGGAACAAGTGCTGTAACATTAAGAACAGCAAACTCAGATGATGCTATAGTAGGAATAACAATAGCTAACGTAACCACCTCGCAAATAACTGTAGAAGTTTATATTAATGATGGTTCTAATGATATACATATTGTTAAAGATGCACCAATACCTGCTGGATCAAGTCTGCAAGTTCTTGATGGTGGTGCTAAGATTGTCATGGTTAGTGGTGATGCGTTAAAGGTTAAGAGTAATACAGCAAGTTCTGCTGATGTATGGGTGTCAGTTGTAGACACAATTAGTGAATAGGAGTAAGTCATGCCTTTGATTGGTAACGATATATCACCAGCTTTTGAGAGCTTACCAACAAGACAAGAGTTTAGTGGTGATGGCAGTACAACAACATTCACATTAAACCAAACTGTAAGTTCAGCACAAGACATCGTTGTATCTGTAGATGGTGTGGTGCAAGAACCAACTGGAGCTTATACAGTACCAGATGGCACAACTTTAACATTTGCAGCAGCACCAAGTAATAACTCTGGTAATAATATATTTGTAATGTTCTTTGGCAGAACCTTTGGAACAATTACACCAGCCGCAGAAAATAAAGGAAACTTTAAACATGGTGGAATGTTTAGAATTAACGCACAATCTTTAACATCAAATATAACTATACTTGCTACAGAAAATGCACAAGTTACAGGTCCATTAACAGTATCAAGTGGTGTAACATTGACAGTTGAAAGTGGTGGAAGGTTGGTAACATCGTGAGTACAATCAAAGTAGATACAGTACAAAGTACAGGTGGTGGTGCAGTAACACTTACTAATCAACACGCAACAAAGGTTTGGTTTACATTAGGTATGGATGCAGTACAAGACGATAGTTTTAATTGCAGTTCTGTAGATGATGACGGAACAGGAGACTTTGGAATACATTTTACAAATGCTCTGAGCAATGCCTTGTACTCTTCTGCACAAGCAGTAACAGTAACAGCATTAAATGACAGAATGTTAATACAAAGTCCTAGTAAAACAGCAAGTGCAGTTGAAGTAAGAACATTAGCAACAAGTAATGGCTCTGATACTGAGGGTAACATTACTCATGCAGAAATGCAAATTTGTGGAGACCTAGCATGAGTACCATTAAGACAAACACCTTAACAGGTACAACTTCAGCAGGTAGCATTGTTGTTACAGGAGAGGGTGGTTCTACCACAACGAATTTACAACAAGGGTTGGCTAAAGCGTGGTTTGCTTGTGATAATATGGCAATCATAGATTCTTTAAATTCAGCAGGACTAACAGATAATGGTACAGGTGATTTAACATTAACAGTTACAAATGCAATGGGTAATGCCAACTATTCAACTGGAATGGGAGCAGGGGGTAGTGCAGGTACTGATAGTTCAATAAGAATTGTTGAAGGCATAGATGCTACTACAGCAAGAACTGCATCAGCTATTAGATTAAGACAAGGCTATAAAACTTCAAGTTTAACTAAATATGATGACTCCTTGTCCTCTATACAATTTTTTGGAGACTTAGCATAATGGCAAACGGAACAATAGCATTTGATACATTAACAACATCTGATTCAGTTAAGTCTGGTACAGAAAAGTCTATTGATACAAGTTTTGTTTTCAACGGAAGTGCTAAAGCATGGTATGACCTAGATGAGACTGGTACTGCTGCTTTAGATGACAGTTTTAATTGTGCAAGTTTAACAGATAATGGAACTGGAGCTTTTACCATAGCTTGGACTAATTCCATGTCTAATACAACTTATGCTTCATTGTTTGGAGGGACTTCACAATCAGACATTGGAACAACAGCAGTAGCAACAGGAAGTCACTCAACATTAACTAGACAAGGTTTTGATTCAACCACCATAGATTTAGATCCTATTTATAGTGGAATATTAGGAGTATTAGCATGACAATAAAAACACCAGAGTTTCAAGGCACACATTTATGGGAAAGATTGTGTTGGGCAAAAGAAAACTTGGAAGGCAAACAATCAGACTATAGAATTGTATGGGAAGACCCAGACACAGATGAATGTGCAAAAGTTACTGTGCCAGATCCAAACTGGATGGCTTGTGCGTTACAAGGTGGAATATTACCACCAGTAGAGGTGTATTGGTTATTAGCAGAGGATGAAGCCAAGCCAGATTTTAAAAAACATACAAGAGGTTATCTATTGCACAATACCAAGCCTATTGGTAAAATGACGGAAGAACAAGCTATAGAGTATTTAATTATGAAAGACATACCACAAAGAGTGTGGAGAGATTATGAAAAAGCTAATCGACAAAGATTAGTTATTTGTAAAAAGGATCAACTGCCAAGCACACGCATATGGCGTAATGCTTGGAAGATTGATAATGAAGTAGCATAAGGAGCAAAAATGACAACCAAAACATTTATAATGGATAAAGACGGAGCAACTGTAGACGCTTCTACTGTGACTGTTCCTTCTGATAGACACTTTAGAGGTGCTTGGAAACTTAATGGTAAAGTTATATCTGAAGATATGACTGAAGCTAAAAAGATTTTTCAAGATAAAATCAGAGAGGTAAGAAAGCCACTATTAGAAGCAGAAGACGTAGTATACATGAAAGCATTAGAAGCAGATGATGCAAGTGCAAAAACTGCAAGTGTAGCTAAGAAGAAAAAACTAAGAGACGCACCAGCAGCTAAAGCTATATCTGATGCAGATACAATCGCAAAGCTTAAAGCAGCTTGGGACACATCTGTATTAGGCGATAGTCCATACGCATAAGGAGTTGTAATGACGCTAACTAAAATATTGGATGGTGCAATGCCTTCTGGGAGTATTATACAAGGAGTTGGTGCTAAACAAGGAAGTGGAAGTGGTGTATTTGCAAACTCAACTAGTTGGCATGGTACTGGTTTTGGTAAGTCAATTACTCCTAGTTCTGCATCCAATAAAATTCTTGTATTATGTAATGCTAATGTATATCAAGGAACTGCATCTAAGTATTATTCTGTTAATCTTTATAGACATACTGCCGCTTTTACAGCAAATGGTTCTGTAAGTGGAACACAACTTTTTAATGACGGCAAAGGATTTGGTGCTGTTTATGGAAATAGTGGGGATCGTATGCATTGTAAATCTTGTGTATTGTTAGACAGTCCAAATACAACAAGTGAAGTATATTATAATTTGGTTCATAAAGAAGAAAGTGGTGGTTCAGGAATATTTGATGGATATGATATAGATAGCACAATTGTTTTGCTAGAGATAGTGGGATAAAATGCCTTATATAGGAAGATCACAAAATTTTGGAGTTAGAAGCAGGTTTCAATATCAAGCCACTGCTAGTCAGACCAGCTTTAGTGGATCAGATGCCAACTCTTTAACCCTAAGTTATAATGATTCAAGGTACATGGATGTTTATCAAAATGGCGTATTGCTTGTACCGGGAACAGACTATGCTGCAACCACTGGTACAACAGTAGTGTTAGTTACTGGAGCAAGTGCAAATGATATTGTAGAAATGGTTGTTTATGATGTTTTTTCTGTTGCTAACTCTTACACAAAGAATGAGTCAGATACAAGATATCCTTTTAAAGGTAATAATAGTATAATAAGATTAAATGGTCAGACTATTAGTGCGGATATAACTATAGATGCAGATGAGAATGGTGTGTCAGCAGGGCCCATTACACAGAACGCCACAGTTACTGTTAATGGTTATTGGAGTATCGTATGACAAGTCAACTCAATGTAGATACTATAAAAGGTAAGTCAACAGAAGGCTCTATTAGTATTCAAGGTGAGGGTTCTGCTACTACTAATCTACAACAAGGGTTGGCTAAAGCGTGGCTGAATATGAATGGAACTGGAACTATAGCAACAAGAGATTCATATAATATAGCTTCTATTACTGATAATGGTTCAGGAGATTACACAGGTACATTTACTAGTGCAATGACAAACGATGATTATGTTTGTGCAGGAGAGGGAGGAACAGAAAGTGGAGGAACCTCTCATATGTTTTTATGTGCTCATACAAAGGCAACAAGTTCAGCTAGAGTAACAAATCTTTCTGATGGCGGTGGAGCAGCAGACAGAAATATACATGGTTGGATGTTAATGGGAGATTTAGCATAATGGCAAGTATATTAAAAGTAGATAGCATAGGAAAGACATCTG